GCGCGACCATCAGGCCGATCTCTTTCATCGGTGCGCCTTCCTCCATCTTGAGCAAGGTGTCGAATGCCTTCTGCTGTACCAAGCGGATCAGTGCATCGTTCATCGCCCCGGCATCGTCTGGGATGGATTCCGATATCGCCTTGGCCTGTTGGGTTGCCAGCCTGAGCGCATGCAAACGTTGCTCGAACTCCTGTCCATAACGATTGATGCTGGACTTTCCGATCACAAATCCGCGTGCGCTGAGTTCCTTCTCAAGCAGTTCGTAGCCCGAGAAATTGCCCTCGACAAGCGACCGATCAAGCCATTGCTTGATGTCTTCTGGGAGCTGCTGGATCTTGGAGCGTGGTGGCATATCAGCCGCCCCAATATTTAGCTGGGCGTGCGATGCCAGGATCGCAGTCGACCGTGTATTCGGCCAGATCCGTGCCGTAGCGAGTTAGGTCTGCGAACCAGCGCCCTGATGGCTGCTTGTCCAACTTAACCAGTTCGCGGTCGGATAGGTAATCCAAGACACGACGCACCTCCAAGGCTGACGCATCATGGAACATGCCTTGCACCGTGGCAAGTACCAGTTCTTCGAATGCACCCATCGGGCTGGCGTTATGCAGCGTTAGTATCACCACCCAACGCATCGATTCACGGCGGATTTTTTCAGCATCGATCATTTCTTTGCCCCTTGTAACTGCACCACTTCAAGTTTGCTGTACACCGCATCCAGCTTAGATTCGATGACGGTCTGGCCACGTATGTAATCCTCTCGGCGGACGTACTGAAGCGGGAGGTCTCGTTGGAATGTTAAAAAGTCCTTCTCAAACTGCCGCAACTGCTCTGCGACCTTGATGTCTTCTGCCGCACGCTTAGTCAGATCAGATTGGATAGCAGTGAAGCGCGTATCCAACATCGCCCTGAACTGCTTGACCAAGATGGTGCCGAATAGCCACACCAGACTTGCAAAGGCAACCACTAGCGACGCTAGTGACAAGATCAATTCCCATAGGTCAATTTGTATCTGCATCACGTTCCTTATCGTGTTTGTTTTGCTCGCTGTTCGCGGCGGGTCTAGCATTCGATACAGAGCTGCACACCGGGCTTGGCTTTACGTCTTGCCTCGGGTATTGCTTGGCCACAGAGCGCGTTCTGACAAAACTTGGCAGAAGGCTTCGTGGGTTCGGGTTGGATCGCCTGCTGCTGGCGCTTCACCCATTCGGCAAGCTCAATCTCTTGCGCTTGGTCTTCCGGTTTCACTTGAGCACTCCACCAGGTTCGCCAGCTGATCGCGGCACTGGGCGTATAGCTCCATCGATTCGATATGGTTCTGCAACATGGCGTGTGTCGAGCCATTCGACAGCGGCTGGGGCAGTGGACAGGGAGTAGTTAGGCTCGCTGCGCACGGCCTCGGTTGCACCGCGATTGGCGGCGTTCCAGAGGCGCAGCCCGTCAGCATCAAGGCCACAACTAACAGCACCAACAGCACTTGCAGCCCTTTCCACTTCCAGCTGGTGCGCGGCTTTTCCAAGTTGCGTATACGTTGCGCTAATACTGCCCCTTGATAGCTCTCGATTGCTCGCGACAGCCTCGCGCTTCGTGTTTGTTGCGGCGACTTCGGTTTGCGCAGCTTCTTGCGCGACGACCTGATTGGCGATGCATTGCGTGTTCGCATGTTTGTTCCCCGATGAATAGCCCGCACCAAACAAGCCCAGCGCCAGCAACAGCGCCACGAGCCAGAAGCCGGGATTGAATAAGTTGCTCATTCGCTCTTAGTGAAACCGAATGTGATCGGTGTTGCGGTGATCACGCGCAGGAAAGCGTTGCCGACCGTCAGTGCGACAGAGAACCACGCATATACGTTGCCGGGGAGGTATGGCTGCAACATTGAAAAGCTGGCCTCCAAGGCGATCAGCACGGCGACAGCTGCGTTAAAGCGCAGCTGCCTAGACTTCCACCAAGGCTTTGGATCGACGACGGGGGTGACGTTGGTATTCATGCAAGCGCTCCGGGTACGGGGTTGTAGATACGGTTAGCCAGCGGCAGACGGCCTGCCTTCAGCCATGCAGCCACATCGAAGTTAGGGCAGGTCTTTTGTTTGTTGAGTGAGCCGTGGCCGATGACGATGGCTTGTGGATAGACGGACTGGATACGCTCGACCAATTGCTTGAGCGCGTTCCATTGCTCGATGGTGAACTGGTCTCGACCAACAAGGCAGATGCCGATGCTGGTGGCGTTGTAGCCTTCCACATGCGCACCAACCTCATCGATATGACGGCCTGTTTCAACCATGCCGTGCGTGTACACCACGTAGTGATAGCCGATGGCAGACAAGCCGGGGTTCTGGCGTGAACGCCAATTTGGCAGGCGCTTGAAGCCGCGCGCCTTGTGCCATGCGTCAATCTCCATCACAGGCGTGGTGTAGTTGCGGTCGCTTGGTTTTCCCGTGAACAGCGTGCGACCGTTCGGCGAGTCGGAACAATGAATAACGATGCGCTCGATCTTCCTCATGGCTTTTTCTTCCATAGGATCGGATTGAACGAGCAGGCGTTGCTTTCGTGCGTGTAGTAGCCAGCAGACTTCTTAGCGCATTGGCCATGCTGCGGCATGCGCTTGTCTTCGTGGCGCGTCCATATGGAGCAGGTTCCGCACTGCGTGGCTGTTGCCGACTTGTCGGCTGTACAGCCACGGCGTACCCCTTGCGGGTGAGTTTGTTGTGATGTGGTCATGGCGCGCAATTTACGCGTGCGCGCGAGGGTGGTTAAGGCGGAAGGATTTCCGCTAAACGTAAAAAACCCCGCACTTGGCGGGGCTTGGGTGTGGGTGCAGATGAAGGTTACATGGTGCTGATATCAATATCTCCGCTTCGTGTAGCTAACGACCTTTCCATTCTTCACATCGACCATATCGAATATCGTCTGGTAAGTCTCCACTACGCCATCCTTGCTAACCTTTTTAGTCACGTAGGATGCACCGTGGCATTCTTCCAATCTGCCGATGGCCATACCGATTCTGATTGCCATGTAATCCTTACCGCACTTGCGCTTGTGAGCTGCTTCTTCTTGCTCCTGTTCCTTCAAAGCGGCTTGCTGTATTTTTTTTCGTGCGGATTGCTCTTCAGCAAACTCTCGTTCAAGCTTGGCGTTTCTATCGTTCCGTTCATTTTGTTCAGCATCTTTAAAAGCCTTTTCCTTGCGGAGTTGTTCGCAATAATCTGGGGCGATTACATTTCCTGTATTCCATCGACATATCTCCAAGTTTGCACCACTAGCGGAGTCCACCAAAGCTTGCCGTAGTGAATCGCCAACTGCCTTTTCTTTACGGAGTTCATCACAGTAAGACTGGGGTAGGCTAAATCCATCTCTATTGAGACAGCGCTCCAAATCCTCGCCACCTCCCAAAGCGCTTCCAGCAAACAACGCCATCACTACTAAGATCAACTGTTTCATCTTGCTCTCCCTTCGTTAAGACTGCCGAACTTTAAAACAACCCCTGCTGCCTGTCATCCACCACATCACCAATAAGATTGCGCAGGTGACGTATCGTGTAGCCGTATTTGAGGTGCAGCGCCTCTTGCGTCATGTCCAGCGAATCTTTACGGATCTGGCGGTACAGCAGTTCCTTCACGGCGCGCTCGCACTTGTTGATCTCGATGGCTTCACCGCCATATTCAGCCACCAGCGCGATGAAGGCTTCTAACCCGATCAAGCGTTCAAGGTAGTGGTCTGGCGTTACATTCATCGGCACGTATACGGGCATGCCACCACCATGAGACTTCACCATCGCCATCACCGCTTGCAGGCCGATGGTCTTCGCCAGCCACTGCATTGAGGTTGGCAATAGGGTCAGGTCTTCATCCGTTAGATTCACTTTGCCTGCTCCTTCGTCTTACGCGTGCATTCCAGCACGCCAGCCAGAATCCACAGTTGACCTTGATCCATCATCTCCAACTTGCGGGCGATGCCTGTTTGGCGCTTGCCTGCGCCCTCGGCGTAGGCTTTGCCCACCTTCATGCTTTTACACACCATGCAGATCTTGCGCAGCAGGGGCTGACGATCCGGCGCAGCCTTGTCGATGAACGCCCATTCGTTGACCTTTGGCACGGGCTTCCAACCGCAGGCTCGGAAGTGATCCAGCACCTTGCTACGGCCTGCCTGATCCAGATCGGCAGACGACCGCACGCGCGCCACCGACCATAGGATGTCGCGGTAGGCATCGTCAGTCATGGCGAGGTCACGCTTCGCTGCATGGATTGCAGCGAGGTCACGGCGGCGTTGGTCGGTGGGGTATCGGTTCATGGTTAAGCAGCTACTTCCTGCTCGAACGGCGTGATCACAAAGTCCTCAACGCCTGTCACGACGGTGATGCCTGCTACGCCCTTCACGCCGTCTGGGTCGTTGAGGATGGCTTCTTTGTTCACCTCCAGCTTCTCGCGCACGAACTGGCTCAAGCCGAGGCGTTGCAGTGTCTCGATGACGCTCTCTGCACCTGTCACACGCACGCTGGGTGGGCGTTGACGCCATTGCACTTCGCCGGTAACTAGATTGGCGGTCTTACCTTTGCCGCACAGTTCGTCGCGGTTGGCTTCGCAGTAGAACTGCACGCCTTCCTGTAGCTTCTTGAGTTCGTCTCCGATGGTCTCCAGCACGGGCTGGTAAGTCGCGGTGATGTGGGCGATGGCGTCATTCATCTCGGCGGTGGTGCGCAGCAGGTTGCGCTGTGCGTCGCCGATGGCGCGGATATCGCGTGCGGCCTCATCCTTTGTTTGCGGGATGTTGACTTGTGCTTTTGCTTTGATGCGGGTCTTTGGTGCCATGTGTGTCTCCGGTTGGTTAAGTAGGTAAGTGAAGCTGTCCGAGCAGATCGGGCAGCGGGATGCGGCGAAGCTTGGCTTCCAGCCCCAAGCTATGCATGGCGCGGCGGCGCAGGAATTCGCAGGTCTGTGTCATCTCTTCAGGGGTGGAGGCGACGTAGTAGCCATGCTTTGGCGTGCCGCAGATGGCGTGGCCGTCATCACGCAGCTCACTGATCAGCGTGCGCACATGGCGTTCTTTGGCGCTGAGTTGTTGGGCCAGCGCTTTGACGCCGATGCCATTACCCTTGCCGATGTGATGCGACAACAGGTTGAGCAGTTGGTTACTGGTTGCCATTGGAGCCTCCCTTAGTTGATTGCCTGTACGTCTTGGTTAAATTCTTATTGATGCAATTCCCACGACGGCGCAGCACGTTGGCTAGTCTGGTGCGGTCGCGGTGGCTGTGAGCCGATTGACGCAGCAGGCCGAAGTAGCTGTTTGCAGTCTCGAACAACTCATTTGCCGGGATTTGCGCAGCGCGGCTCAAGGCATCGTTAAACGTGCGACGGCGGGTGTATCTACGCCACGGTTTAACGACTTGGCCCACGAAATCCACGCCGCGTTCTATCGGTTGCAGGATGGTCTTGCTGGGATTGATGCGCGCCCCGAGGTTGTCGCGCAGGAACTCTTCAATCTCCCACTTCGCGGCGTTCAGCCACTGCGGGGACGTATGCAACAGCAGGAAGTCATCGACGTAGCGGATGTAGTGCTTGCAGTGCAATTCGTGCTTGATGAACTGATCCATCAAGTCCAAATAGACGTTGGCGAAGAACTGGCTGCTAAGGTTGCCTATGGGCAGGCCGAGGTGCGCGGGCTGGCTGGTGAGACGTTTGTGCGCAGGGACGCGGGCGAGCAGATCCGGATCTCCGCGCAGTTCGAAGTCTTGGCGCGGATCATGGAACAGCACCTGCTCGGCCAGTTGCAGCCACCAGCCATCTACACGCTTGGCCAACAGTTGGCGCACCACGCGCTTGTCGATGCTAACGAAGAAGTTGGCGAGATCTAGCTTCAGGTAATGCGCGGGCTGGCTCCAGTTCTGAGTGATGCTGCGGATCTTCGCTTCCAGTCGTTTGGCTCCATACAGTGTGCCGCGACCGGGAATGCAGGCGCATGAATCTGCGATGAATCCTGCGTAGAAGCGAGGTGCGATGCGGTTGTACAGCAGGTGATGAACAATGCGGTCACGGAACTCGGCGGCCCATACTTCACGTGGTTTGGGTCTGGTGATGACGAAGCAGATGCTCTTGCCGGGCTGATAGCGGCCTTCCAGCAGCTCATCGTTAAGGCGGCATAGGTTACGTTCCAGATTCGTCTCGAAAGCCAATGCGCTGACACTGTTGCGCTTGGTGCGGCGACAGTCTAGATAGGCTTGTACCAACTCTTCAAAAGAGAATTCAGCATGGTGGCGTGTTTGTTCATCTGCGGACGGCTCTAGCGCGGCACTTGTTGTTGGTGTTGTTCCAATTCTGGTTTCCGTTGTTGAAGTTCTGATTCCAAGCGGAACCTGAGCCGCGCTGCGATGTATCGTGCTTTCTACGTCGCCTCGGCGACCGCTATAGATGGTCAGCAAGGAAACTGCGCCAGACCTGCCTTGGGTATCTAGCCCAGCGGTATCTGCGGTGCGCATGGCGGTGGCCTGTATGGCCAGCGGCACGACCAGATCAACTTTTCGCACAGTCGTCATGGCCTTGGCCCTGACGAAGCGGGCGACATTGCGTATTTACGCCATCCCCCAGCCTGCTTGCCAACCTTGTCGGTCAACGCGACAGCCTTGGCGTACTGGCCTGTCGTGATGAGCAGCTTGTCGCGCGATATACGCAACAGCAACTCGGCAACCTGCAACCGCTCGATCAGTGCGTCGAGATGTGGTGTCTTCTCTCTCGCGCAGTTGGCGCGGAAGATGAGCGTCACGATCTCTACGCACTCATCACGCAATTTGCCGCCTAAGCTTTGCTTGAAATCCCTCCGCATATTTGCATACAGATCCATGATGACGTCGAGCAGGTCGTAGGCCACTTTGTAGATGGGCAGTTCTGAGGTGATTGCCATGCTGAATAAATGAATTATTGAATGGTTAAATGGCTACTGATCTGCGGACGGCTCTAGCGCGGCACTTGATGAGGGTGAGGTACCAATACTGGTCTCCGTAGCCGAAGCTCTGAGTCCAAGCGGAACCTGAGCCGCGCTGCTCGCCAGACCAATACCAGTCCTTCTGGAAATGCTCAGGTAGGTTGGCGAACAGCAGCGCTTGTTCACGGCGCGTCGGCAGTTCACCGCCCACATCTGCGGCGAATTTCTTGGCATCGTCCCAGTTCACGGCTTGTGCCTCACCGGGCAACAAGACGATGTGCTGATCTGGCTCGCCGTTCTTACCCAGTAGCAGGCCGCCGTACTCTTCTCCATCCTTGAGCAGTGATTTTAGGAATTCATTCTTTGCGTTGTTCATTGCGATCTCCAATTGATGAATGCTGAAGTGTTAAATGGCTACGCTGCGGACGGCTCTAGCGCGGCACTTGCTGATGGTGAGGAACCAAAACTGGCTCCCGTCGTAGAAGAACTGAAACCAAGCGGAACCTGAGCCGCGCTGCTCGCCAGACCAGTACCAGTCCTTCTGAAAATGTTCAGGCAGGTGCTTGTAGAGCATGGCTTGCTGCACGCGATCCGGCAGCTCGCCGCCGATGGATGCGGCCCAGTCCATCTGGGTCTGCCAGTCGGCATCGTCGTTGTCGCCGGGCAAGAGGAAGGTGTGTTTCCCAGTGCCATCAGGATTGATGATGGTTCCGGCATAGATCTCGCCTTCTTTTGGTTCTGGTATTACGAAGTTGATTGCTTTGTTCATGGTGTTTCTCCTTGGTTAATTACTGCTTGGTTTGAGTGCTGCTTTAACGTGCGCTGGCATGGTTGCGCGGGGCTTGCTTTGGGTTGGCTTACCCAACACCTCATCAACACTCTTGGTGGCTGCTGCGCCCACCTGCGAACGTCCTCCGCGTTGCTTCTCGGTGCTGGCTTCCTGCTTGGCCTCGGCCTTGTTGCCGTAGCCTTCGATGATGGCCAGCAGGTAGCCGTGCGACTTGAGTGGCAGGGTTAGGTTGTCGCGCTTGTTGATCATCTCGGTGAGTGCCATCGCCCAATACTCTTGCGGGGCAGACCAGATGCGGCCACCGCGCTCGATCTTGGCTTCGGCGATCATGGGCAGCAGTTCGTTGAGGATGCTGGCCACGCGGTCGAAGGAAAGCTGGCGCTGTGCAGGGCGGAACAGGCTGAGGTATTGCACCAGCAGCTTGCCGAGGGGCGCAGGGATGGCCAGCGCAGCCATGACGGCCTCGCGCGCACCTTCGTTTCCGATCAGTGCGTCGAGCGAGAAGGCAGCGCCGCAGGCGGGGCAGGAGGTCTTCATTTCGCTGCTCCCGGTGTGTAGGTGAGGTTGCCGGGTATGCCTGAGCTGACGATGAATCCCTTGAAGGTGAGGTTGCCGATGGCGCTCTTGATCTTGGATGCATCCTTGATGAACTGCGTGGATTGGGCGTGCGAGAACAAGTCCATGCGGCTGATGCCGGGCTGGGTGATGACCTTATCCAGCACGACCTTGGTCAGCTCATTGAAGCGCGGTGGACGGGGCATGCGTTTCACGAAGCCTGCCGCTTTTGCCTTTTCCATATTGAGGGTGATGCTTGGGCCCTTGCCACGGATGCCATACCAATCAGGACTGGTGACCGTGCAGGACACCCACCACACCGTGGTCTCGATGATGCGTGTGGTGTCCTTGTCGCGTTTACTGATCTTGCAGCAACCCACCTCGCGCTCCTGGTACATCTCCATCAGCGCGCTCTCTACGCGACTGCGATGACGGCCAGCGGTGA